CGTCTTATTGAGTGCGGATTATTCGCTTATAAGGAGAACAAACAATGAGAGAATTTTTAATAGCGGCAATTTCGTTTTTAATCGGCTGTATAGGATTTAGGGTGCTATTCCTCTTATTTGGATAACAAAGGAGAATAAAAATGCTTGAAAAATGCGTTTTCTGCAAGAGCAAAAATGTAGAACTTATAACAAAGCACGGAAAGGGTGAAGGCGGCAGGCACCGCCTCACCCACTATGTAAAATGCCATACCTGCCACGCAAGAGGACCGTCCTTTTCTTGCTATGCGGACGAAGGCGCCGTAGCGGATGCGAGGTATGTGAGTGCAAAGCACGTCTGGAATAATGCGTGTAGAGAGGGAGGCAAGTATGTTGACGTAGAAAGCCTCCTGGCACGGCTTCCGGATGACCTTCCCTATAAGGCAAGCGTAAAAAGGGTGCTGATGCAAGCACCTATGGTTGAGGTAACAGAGGTTAGGCACGGAAGGTGGGAAGACCACAAAGAATGTTGCCTGGAATATCGATGCTCGGTATGTGGGTACGAATTATGCCGAATGACTAATTATTGTCCTAACTGCTCCGCAAAAATGGACAATGGAGGTGGTGAGTGTGGCAGCACTAATTAGCATTAACAAGCCTCATACAGATAATATCTTCATCCACAAAAAGAAAAAAGTTGAGTGGAGAAAGCATCCTCTACCTCTAACAACGCACTATTGCTATGAAACCAAAAACAAAGGCGGCATAGGGAAAGTAATAGGTCAATTCAAGGTTGTGCAGAATGTAAAATTTAATCCGTTAAACCATCAGTGGTATTCTTCTGAATTTATCGAAGAAGGCTGTGTGCCAATTGAGGAATTGCTTGAGTACGCAAACGGAGATATCATTTACGGCAATGTTTTGGAGGATGTGCAGAGATATGACACACCCAGGGAGTTAAGCGATTATGCAAGGAGGTGCAGTGGTGAAGGTGCCCTCTTTTGCACAGAGTGCAAGTATTTTCGCCTTCTCGAAAATCCTTATTATAAATGCCTTTGCAACCACTTGAAGCCACTAACAAGACCCCCACAGTCCTGGTGCTACATAGAAGGCGGTGCCTCCAAGTGATTATCCGAGTGACCGTCAATGACAATGACTACTATTATGTCCTCCTTCACTTTATGGAGAGTATGTGGGACTTCGAGAAGAAGCACTCCGAGGATGTGCAGGCAGAAGTAGAGCGCCGCCTAGAGCGTGAAAAAATCCTACAACTCATAAGCCCTAATAATATCAACAAACTCACTCCCAGAGAGGAAAGAATAATTATCGAGTACCTTCACAAAAGGTTTGAGGAGTATGTCGATACAAGAATCAAAAAGCCCGACACAAGAGAACTCCTAAAGCGAGATATCAAAATCGGGATACAAAGGACCTTTATTGACGAGTGGGAGAATGGAGAGGCTTTTTATTGGCTTCAACATTCTCAAAAAATCGTTAATCAATAAGGAGGATGCCTATGAACACCTGTAACACTTGCATCCATAACCCCGTATGCGACCACAATATCCACGGTTTTGAGGACTGTGGCAATTATATCAATACGAATAGCATTATAGAGGTGCCGGACGAGGAGGACCTTAAAAAAATTCTCTCCTACCTTTGCTTACACGCAGCATCTATAATGCCTGGACCGGATTACATACCATCCACCCTAATAGCACAGGCGCACGGTTTGGAAGTAAAGAGAGTACGCAAAATTCTCAAACGCCTTAAAAGGCTCGGACTGGTGACCTCCGGAAGTGCCTCCTATTATAGTGAGTATCACGAACATTTTTGTATTTATAGTGGCTTTAGCATCACCAGGAAGGCTATGCTCACGAAGGAGTATAGGAGTGCTCACGAAAGAGAGCGCGAGATATGCCGCGAGTGCTGGAATATCGATATAGGAGAACTCAAATTATGACAAAGGCACAGTGGAAAGCGATATATGACTATTGCGAGGATAATGATATCACCACAAAGGACCTCCTCCGAGAGTTAAGAGGTGTGGGAGTTATAGACTATAATACACCCCTCTCCGAACTTGGTGACTATCCGGAGGACAAGTCCTATGATGGTATGAAAGAATTTCTTTTGCGAGAATTATAACTATACTGATAATTTTACCCTAAAAAGATTTCAAAATTGGAGGATTTATGGAAAACAACGTCAACAATGCCCTCGCAGGCTTGGAAGTGATGGCAGACCTTATGAAAGACCTCGGAGATTTGAAAAAGGCGGCAACTCTTGGCGGTGCCGCTGCCACTTTGCGAGAGCATATCAATGACCTATCCAGGATAGCGGAATATTACCGCAAGGAAGCCGAGAAGAACTTAAACCTACAACTCACCCACGGTGTTGTAGTATGGCACTCTGTGAGGGAAATTTTGCCCTCTAGGGAAGGTACATACCTCGTTGTAGGAAAGACGGGAGGAGTGCATACCGCACACTTCTACCCCGACAGAACTATATGCGGTCACGATTACGCCTGGCATTTTAGTAACAGGTATGTTACTCACTGGGCGGAACTACCACCGGCACCAATTAAAAATAACATAAAGAGAGGTACAAAGCAATGATTAACAAGTGTGCAACCGAACTCAAGGACACCAGTGCTCTTATGGAGAGCGCAGACTACTGTGAGCGCTTCAAGGCGGAATACTATCAGACCAAAATCCGCTATGAAAAACTCAAGAACTTCAACACCAGAATCGAGGCTGCCCTTGCCTGTGGCAAGGAGGAGGACGTGCCCAAGCACGACTGCCCCCTTGAAGTGCTTATGCATCAGCAGCACATTATGGGTGAGTATCTGCACATACTTGAGGTGAGAGCGCAGATAGAAAACATCAAGTTATGATGACTGCTCACGAAATCGTTATATATGCCTGCCTCGTTATATGCTTTATGCTAACGAGTGCGGGCATAATGCGAGGTAAGAAGGCGGTTGCTATCGTAGGAGCAATTCTTATGGCTGTTTTCTCCGGTGCCTTGTTCTACATAGGAGGTGCGTGATGCCTGACGTACTCAAGTCCTCCGAGGATGCGGAACAAATGGCGGTGATAGAATACTGTGACCTCAAGCATTTACCTATTGTGCATATAGCAAACGAGGGCAAGCGAAGTCGCGCTTATGGTGCGTTACTCAAGAAACTGGGTATGCGCGAAGGCTTCCCCGATTTGTTTTTGCCGGTTGCTTGTCGAGGCTATCACGGATTCTTTATCGAGATGAAATACGGCAAGAACAAGCCAACGAAGGACCAGGTTAAATGGCTCTCTACCCTCAAGGCAGAGGGCTATGCCACCTCCATCTGTTATAGCGCAGAGGAGGCTATTAAGATAATAGACTTATATATGAGTGGGAGAAATTATAATGCTAAATCCTAGTAAAGATAATATACTAAAAGCCCTCAAGTGCATTTGCCTCGGTGAGCATACCGAGTGTAGCACCTGTGCTTACTCGGAGGAAGGTGATATATGCCATAGGGGCAACCTCGGGCAAGATGTCATCACCTTTATCACAGACCTCACGGTAGAACTCGATGCTATGCGAGGTGCTGCGAACTCCTATAAGACCTATAGTGAGGAACTTGCGGAAGTGTTACACGATACTCGCACGGAACTTACACGTGTGCAAGAAGAAAACGAGCAACTCAAAAAGGCTAAATATATCTTCTCCACCGTGGACTACTGCTCTGATGATTTGGCAAGGGCACTTGAGGAAAATGCAGACCTCAAGGAGAAGGTCGAGGACCTTGAAACAATGATTTTCGCTTTTGTCTGGAATAGAGGTGTAGCGCCCGTTGGTAAGCACCTCGGCAAGAGCGAGGAAGAGATAGCCGACAAGGTGCTTGAAACTATCCGAGAGGGCGAGAAAATGATATGTTACCCTGTGATGCGTAAGCGGATGCAGGAGGCAAAGGCAAGGCTCGAAGCGAAGGAGGGTGAAGGTGATGGCGAGGAATGAGGAAATAAGCCCCTATGAGTGCGCCACTTGCCTAAACGCAAGCACTCCCTTGTGTGAGTACTGTGTACAAATAACAAGCCCCAGTGGCAAAAAAAGAAAGCCTACGCACTACACAAGTGCCGTGGGTGGAACAAGAGAGAGTGCGGAACTTGCCTCCCTCTCCCATAAGATAGGCTTGAGGCTTGCCACCGGAAATCCCGTGCCTCTTGCCTGGATAATGAGGTACAACGCACTTATAACGACCGAGTAACTAACAGGAGGATGCAAAGATGGCAAGAAGAAGGCTTTATGGAAAGTGGGATATACCAAAGACTGTGGTGGAGATAGTCTGCGGCATCTGCGCCGATTATGACAGGCGAGATAAGATAATTAAAAATGCCGGTGCTGCCGGTGCAACACTAGATAAGTGCATCGAACTCAATGCCATCATTGACAAAGCCCTGGAAGATATCGAGGCTGGCGCGAGAAAGGAAATCCTGAAAGACGTGTCCGAAGGTAGAGGCTACTACCGGTCCGGTATGCAGGTGATATTCTCCAAGAACGCATATTATAGGCGCAAGAATAAACTCGTCCACGATATAGCCAAAGATATGGCGCTAATATAGCCGCCACCTATAATACTACTATAGTATATCATAACCCTTATTCGAGTATTATAATAATATAAACTATTAGTTATGATACATACTAATACGACTTGAAGCACAAAAAATTCTTTGAAATTACGGATAAATGGCGACAACTTGCACCAAAATCTGTGATACAATAAGATTATAAATACTGTGCCATATACCCTAGAGGTCAGAGCCATAATGTTCCACATAGGAGCGTCGTGGCTCTTTTTGTTTTTTATAGACGAAAGGAGAACGAAGCAAAATGAGCAAAGCAGACGGACGCTTTGAAAAAGGAAATACGGTTGGAATGGAAACGAGATTTCAGCCAGGAAACAAAAAAGCCGGTAAATATCGTGAGGAGTATGTTGAGCAGATTATAGCACACTTCTCCGAGCCAGAGCCGCAGTACATTTATAAGCGGAGTTATTACAAGGACGGCACTCTCAAGAGCGAAGAACCTATTATGCTGCCGCCTAAATTCCCGACCTTCGAGGGATTTGCAGCAAAGTTAGGTGTAACGCATCAGACTTTAATGAATTGGTGCGAAGCCCACCCCCGATTTAGCGCCGCATACGCGTTAGCAAAAAATATGCAACTCGGCATTGCAAAGGCTGGCGGTGTTATGAAGCAGTACGACGGCAACTTCACAAAGTTTATTCTTATGAATGACCACGGCTTGAGTGAAAAGACGCAGAATGACACTACTATCACCTTCAATGTGGACTACGGCGCTGACGAGATAGACGAGGAAAGCAACTAATGACCATTAACATTGCACTCGGAAAGCCGCAGCCCAAGCAGAAAGAGTTTATGCTTGCTACAAAGAAGTATGTGGCTTTTGGTGGTGCAAGAGGTGGAGGCAAGTCCTGGTCTGTGCGAGAGAAGGCTAAAAGGCTGGCTCTCAAATGGGGCGGGATAAAGATTCTCATAATCCGTAAGACCTATACGGACCTGCGGGATAACCATATCCTCCCTCTCAAAGCCGATTTGCCGCAGAAGTATGTGCCCTATAAGGAAGCGGACAAGTCCTTCGTATTCCCTAATGGTAGCCGCATCAAGTGCTCTTATTTCGATAATGACACCGATGCTCTACAGTATCAAGGTCAGGAGTACGATGTTATCTTCCTGGAAGAAGCAACGCAATTCTCCGAGTTGGTATTTGACGTCTTAAAGGCTTGTCTTCGTGGCGCAAACGATTTCCCTAAAAGAATGTACCTCACTTGTAACCCCGATGGTATAGGCTTCCTGTGGGTCAAGAGGCTGTTTGTGAGTAGAAACTACCGCCCAGGTGAAAACCCTGACGAATATATGTTTATTCAGTCCCTGGTGGACGATAACAAGATACTTATGGAGAAAAACCCTGACTATGTTAGTCAGTTGGATTCTCTGCCGGAGGGAATGCGTGAGAGGTGGCGCTATGGCTCTTGGGATGTTGCGGAAGGACAGTATTTTAACGAGTTTAGGCGTGATTTACACGTCTGTGAGCCTTTCAAGATACCAAAGGAGTGGAGGCGT